AACTCGAACTCAAATGGGTTTGTCCTGTATCATGTATCTAAAGGTTCCACCGCAAATATCAGCTCTCGATAATCCATCAGAAGAGTTTGGTGGACTCAACGAATCCTCTGGTGCAGTAGATGGTTTTACCTATCTTACATGGGGAACGAATGGTGTGAGGGATATTAATATGCTCAGACCGATTACTGAGGAATACGTCAAACCAGAAGTGGGTACAATGTTAATGTTCCCAGCATGGTTGCGTCATGGTGTCAATCCGTTCTTTGGTGAAGGTGAACGCAGAACAATGTCTGCAAATATAAATGTTTTACCAAAAGCAAAAGAGATATCTGAAAAGGGTTATAATCAAAACGTAGATGATGAACCAGAAGTGGAAGAGTCTGAATAATGAAACTTGCAGAACTCGCATCAAATAATCAACCCCCGAAACCATCGGGGGAACCAAAGATTGAAGCAAAGATGAAAGTCAAAACTTGGCCTGCATTGCATATGCTGTCCGTTGATTTTCCAAAAGCATTTGTTGATGAGTTAAACACTTTTATAGATGAAGTGATTATTCCCTCTGATAAAGATTATAGTCACAGTCTGGTTGGACAAGTTCGACAGGATGAGAAATCTAAACAACTAATGTTTCCAATGGACGAGCATGAGTTTGCAGTTGAGTTTAAAAAGATATTAGACAGTTGTGCAACTAATTATATACAACAAGCATACAAAAAACAATCTCATGCTGAAACGTATGATGCATGGACGGTTCATAGTTATGCTGGTGATTATAATCCAAGACACTCTCATGGAGTTGCAACTTCAGCTGGGTTATCTAGTCTTATGTGGTTAAAGGTTCCTGATTCAATTAAAAATATGAAATCGTCTGAAGGAGAGAGTAGTAGTTTGCATCGTGCATCTGGAATAATAGACGGATGGACACAATTTACTTGGGGATTAAATTCTTCTCAAGATCTTTTTAGATTAAAATGTCAATCACAGGAAGCGGTGCATCCAGTAGAAGGAAAATTACTTGTCTGGCCAAACTGGTTAGACCATGAAGTGTTTCCTTTTTTTACTGAAGGTGAACGTAGGACATTTGTTGCGAACTTTAATATTTTTGATTCGATGCAAGAGAAAGAAAAGTATTCAAATGTACTAAAGGAACACAACAAACACAGAAAGGAACTTTCTTCATGAGTAACAGTAAACACATGATTCCCTACAAGTACAACGAGAATAAAGCTCTTCAAGAGTTGAAAGAATATATTGATAAAACTTATGATGAGCATTACAGTCGGAATAAGTTTCAAGCCACAGAGTTCATCATTGACGGTGGACATGGCGAAGGATTTTGTATCGGTAACATACTCAAGTATGCACAGCGATATGGAAAAAAGAATGGCAAGGATCGAAAGGACTTGCTAAAGGTGATACATTATGGTATCATAGCACTTTACATTAATGAAAATGAGGATATACAATGAAACTAAGTGAACACACTACTTCGGTACTGAAGAACTTTGCATCCATAAATCAGAACTTGGTGATTAAGGAAGGCAAAACAATATCAACAATGTCTGCAATGAAAAACATCGTTGCAAAGGCAGAGGTTGATGAGGACTTTCCAAGAGAGATTGCGATATACGACTTGAATGAATTTCTTGCAGCACTGTCTCTGTTCAACAATCCAGTTCTGGATTTTTCTGAAAACTATGTGATGATAACAGAGGAAGGTAAAACAGGGAACTCTCTGAAATACTTTTACTCTGACCCATCGGTTGTTACTACTCCAAGTAGTATGATAACAATGCCTGAGACAGAGGTTAAGTTTTCTTTGGACAGTGGTGACTTGTCTAAGGTTCAACGTGCAGCCAGTGTGATTGGTTCACCTGACTTGGTTCTTGAAAAGAACGGTGTTGGAACTTTCCTTACTGTCAAGGATAAAAAGAATGATACCGCAAACAATTATTCTTTGGACGTAGATGCTGAGGGTAATGGTGAGTATAACTTCTTTTTCAAAGTTGAAAACTTAAAACTATTACCGACTAATTACGATGTGAATGTGTCATCAAAAAATATCAGTCACTTCAAAAGTCAAGCTGGTAACGCAGTCGAATATTGGATAGCCCTTGAACCAGAATCATCGTACTCTGAATAGTTTTGAGGACTTTATATTATGGAAACTTTTTTGTGGGTGGAGAAATACCGCCCGACAACTATTGATGCGTGTATACTACCGAACTCTCTCAAGGAATCTTTTTCTGAGTTTGTAAAAGATAAACACATCCCAAATCTTATTCTGTCTGGTGGGCCAGGCGTAGGTAAGACTACTGTTGCGAAAGCGATGGTAGAAGAAATTGGTGCGACATGGATGATGATAAACGGTTCTGAGGAATCGGGTATCGATGTTCTTAGAACTAAAATCAAAAACTTTGCATCAACTGTTTCACTTGAGGGTGGACGCAAGTACATCATACTTGATGAGGCAGACTATCTAAACCCACAATCAACTCAACCAGCTCTGCGTGGGTTCATGGAAGAGTTTCACAAGAACTGTGGATTTATTCTAACCTGTAACTACAAGAATCGTCTGATTGAACCGCTACACTCTCGATGTAGTGTTGTGGACTTTATCATTCCAAAGAGTGACAAACCAAAACTTGCATCTGATTTTTTTAGTCGTGTACAAACAATACTGAAAGATGAGAATGTAAAGTTCGACCAGAAAGCGGTTGCAGAACTTCTCAATAAATACTTTCCAGATTGGAGAAGAGTATTAAACGAACTTCAAAGGTATTCTGCATCAGGTCAAATCGATGCTGGTATTCTTGTAAATCTATCAGAGGTAAATATCAATGAACTTATGGAGTCACTTAAAAACCAAGAGTTTACAAATGTACGAAAGTGGATTGTCAATAATCTGGACAACGATCCTGTCCGTATTTTTAGGAGGTTCTATGATTCTCTTTATGATCATATTGACAAGTCTACGATTCCTCATGCTGTCGTTATCTTGGCTGAATATTCCTATAAGTCAGCATTTGTTGCAGATCAAGAAATAAATCTTCTTGCGTGTATGACTGAAATTATGGCTCAGGTGAAATTCAAATGACCATTGTAAATACATTATGGGGGTTAGAGGAAATAGAGGACACAAAAGTCTGTAGTGATTGTGGAGAAGTAAAACATATTTTACAATTTGGTTGTAGAGGTCATAAAAAAGATGGAACCTATGAAAGAAAAAATCAATGTAAATCGTGCTTAAAAATTAAAAGTAGAGATGTCAGAAAACATCAAAAAATATTTCCAAAACCAACCGCAGTCTATCGTTGTCCAATATGTAAAATGAATGAGACAGAAATTAAAAATAAATGGAAAGGGTTTCAAGGATTATCATATTCTAGTAAAAATATTTGGAGATGCGACCATATTCATTCAAATGGAAAGTTTAGGGCTTATATATGTGATTACTGTAATGCGATGATAGGTAGGTCTGGAGACTCTGCTGAAATATTAGAAAGTGGTGCTGATTATATAAGGAATCATAATGTATGAATTGAAAGAGTACCTAAACTCTATAAACCATAGAAAGAATAATCTCATGGACGGTGACGATGAAATGTGGGAAAAGAAGTATCCATCGTTCATTGTCAATAAATGTCTCGCACCATTCCCAGATACAATCGGTTTGGTCAATGAGATAAATATCCACCATCATTTAGACAACAAACTACAATTTGACTTTTTACTAAATAGTATTAGACCACGCAAAAGATATACGCCGTGGGCAAAGGCAAAAAAGGTCAAAGACCTTGAGTATGTGAAAGAGTATTATGGATACAGTAATGCGAAAGCTAGGTCTGCTCTTGAGATACTAAACGATGAACAGATAAAGACTATTAAAAATAGTTTGAATAAAGGTGGAAAAAATGGATAGCATTAACTGGTCACAGGAGCAAATGCTAGAAGTCGGATTAAAAGAACCAGATGACTTTTTGAAAATACGAGAAACCCTTTCTCGCATTGGTGTTGCTTCTAGAAAAGAAAGAAAACTATATCAGTCCTGTCATATCCTACATAAACAGGGACGATATTACATCGTGCATTTTAAGGAACTATTTGCACTTGATGGAAAACAAACCAACCTATCTGATAACGATGTTGCAAGACGTAATACGATTGCGAATCTGTTAAAGGATTGGGGATTGGTTACAATTATGGGTAGTGCAGAACCAGTGGCTCCCCTAAGTCAGATAAAAATTATTTCATTCAAAGAAAAAAATGAATGGATTCTCGAAACAAAATATAACATTGGTAAAAAACGAGAGGCCTAATGGAACAGTTCAAGTCTTTTATCACAGAAGCTAAAGAAGAAAAGTATAAGGTAGTCGTTCTTACACGAAAACCTAAAGATAATCCAGCACAAAATAAATTGGTGACTGCTAGTAAATTTGAAAAGGCTGCTAAATCTTTAGACATGGAATCTTATATTGTTTTCATTGAAGGTGCTTATATTACTCTTGATGATAATGTAAGAAAAATTCATAATGCAGATGATGATGATGGTTTTGAAATTTCTACAGATAACACTCTAATAATAGTTAGAGGTGGTGTTAATGCTCGTGATTCGTGGAAAGATTTGTTATCTCAATTAGAACGTGCTGGATATTCCTGTGTTAATTTTAGGGAGTGTATGGAAGTATGTTCTGATAAGTATAGAACTGCACTTCGTTTGGCTGAAACAGGTTTGATAACTCCTACTACTGTTTTGATTCCAGATGAAGATGGTGCTAAGATTGCATTTGAAAAATTAAATACAACATATCCAGTGATATTAAAAACTATTCATGGCACAAAAGGTGTTGGTGTGTTGTTTGTAGAATCTGAAAAGTCCCTTGAGTCAATGACACAGTTATTATTTAAAGTTGATGAAGAAATTGGATTAATTCTACAGACGTATATAGAGACAGATAGTGATGTTCGTGTTATGGTTTTAAATCATAATATTGTTGGTGCCGTAAAACGAAAAAAAGTAAAGGGTGATTTTAGATCGAATGTTCATCTTGGGGCAAAAGTAGAAAAATATGAACTTACAGAAAAAGAAAAACAGGATTGTATCAGAGCCGCAAAATCAGTAAATGGTACATGGGTAGGTGTAGATTTTATTGCTGCCAAAGATCGTGATAAAGATGGCCCATATATTCTTGAGGTTAACAGTTCACCTGGCACAGAAGGTTTTGACGAAGCAACTGGAAAAGATATTACTAAATTGATTTTAGAAAATTTTAAGAATAAGGAAAACTGGTGGAAAGTTTCGACACTTGCTGGTGTGTGGGAAACTTTTGAACATGAAAAATTAGGCAAGATGATTGGAAAAATGGATACTGGTAATAGTAATCCAAAATCCGTTATTCATGCTGATACTTATGAAATAAAAGGTAAGAAAATTAATTGGGAGTTTAATGGTGTAAAAATGACCTCTCAAATAGAAGAAATGAGCAAAATATCTTTGGGTGGATTTAGGAA